AGAAGACCTTGCTGAACAAGGTTGGGAGCCATTCTACAAAAAAGTTCTCAAAGCAGACATTGCCCGCTATGTAGATTCCGACAAACAAATCATAGAGCGTACTCTAAAGATTGCCCATCAACAAGAAAAAGTAGAATTTTGCGACAACATCATTCGCAGTTTGAGAGACCGTGGGTTCCTCATTAAGAATGCGATTGACTGGCGCAGGTTCACTAATGGTGCTTAATGGAAAAAATCATTATACAGAAACATGATGAAGTTCATGTTAAGGTTATTTGTGAAGCAGGAACAGCGTATGAAATACAAGACTATTTCACATTCTTAGTTCCTGGTTATCAGTTTATGCCCTCATATCGAAACAAGATGTGGGATGGAAAAATACGACTGTATAACGTCTACACAAAGACACTGTATATGGGACTTGTTGAGTACCTAGTCAAGTTTGCTAATGAACGTGATTATGAAGTTGAGTTTGACGGACTTGAACAAGCAGATGAATTTTCTCTATTCGAAGCAAAAGAGTTTGCAGAGACGTTAGGTCTACCATTCGAACCAAGAGATTATCAATATAAAGCATTCGTTCATTCAGTACGCAACAGACGCAGTTTGCTATTGTCACCAACAGCATCAGGTAAATCGTTGATTATCTACATGCTTGTGCGTTGGTTTCACGCAAAGACACTTATTATTGTACCGACAACTTCACTTGTACACCAACTTGTTTCTGACTTCAAAGACTATGGTTGGGAGAGTGATGAAAACTGTCACAAAGTTATGGCAGGCGTTGATAAGGTTTCAGATAAGCAAGTTATCGTATCAACATGGCAATCAGTCTACAAATTAAACAAAGAATACTTTGACCAGTTTGATGTTGTGATTGGCGATGAAGCACACTTGTTCAAAGCGAAGTCTCTAATGACATTGCTTGAAAAGATGAGAGATTGCAAGTATCGCTATGGACTGACAGGTACATTAGATGGTACACAGACACATAAACTTGTACTAGAAGGTCTCTTTGGTCCTGTCAAAAAAGTTACATCGACAAAAGAGTTGATGGACAACAAACAATTGGCAGACTTNAGAATTAAAGCACTTGCGCTAAATTACTCAGACGCAGAGAGACAAGAAGTCACTAAAATGAAGTATCAGCAAGAAATGGATTTTCTTGTACGACATGAAAAGAGAAATAGGTTCATAAGAAACTTGACAATCAGCCAAGAAGGCAATACACTATTACTCTTTCAATACGTTGAGAAGCACGGAAGGGTGCTTTTTGATGATATAAATAATAGAGTAGGGGATAAGAGAAAAGTATTTTTTATCCACGGTGGTACAGACGCAGAAGACCGTGAAGAGATTAGAAAGATTACAGAACAGTCTGAAGACGCAATCATTGTTGCATCATTCGGTACTTTCTCAACAGGAATCAACATTCGTAATCTTCATAACATTATCTTTGCATCACCTTCGAAGTCTCGTATCAGAAATCTTCAATCTATCGGTCGTGGTTTACGATTGAGCGAAAGCAAAAAAGTTGCTACACTGTATGATATAGTTGATGATTTGAAATGGAAGTCTCGTAAGAATTTTACACTTGAGCATTTCCTAGAGAGAATGAAGACATATAATGAAGAAAAATTTAAAGTTAAACTATACAAGATTGAGATATGAAAGTAACTAGTAGACAAGGCGTCAAAATAATCAAACTGACTAATATGGAAGACTTGGTTGGAGAAGTATTCTCTGGCGAAGACCCTTCGGGTCAACAATGTATCTTAATTAAAGATGCGTTCTTAGTTAGCATTCTAAATGGTGCTGACCCGTCTAACAGTTTGATGAATGTCACACCGTTCTCACCCTTATCAGATGATGATTTCATCCCTATATACTACGACAGTATTGTAACCATGTTCAATGCGAAGAAATCGTTTGTAGAATATTATAATGGGATTAGAAAGAAGTGGAAAAATCTACCAGAACCAGTAGATGAATTTAAGACTACTTCTGAACACCTAGACGATATCGAAGAACCTTCTGATGAGCAACTAGACATATTAGAAGCGATGCTGAGAATGAATAAGGGCGATGGGACTATTCATTGACCCAACCAAATCACTATTCATTAGTAGATACAATTAGATATTATCATCTCAACATCTGTAATATACACCATTGTCAAGGGAAAGTCAAGGGAAAAGTGGGAAAGTTATCAACAATTACCAAAATAATTTATTTTACCAAAAAAGTGTACAATTCCCTTGACATTTAACCAGGAATGTTGTATATTGTGAACTATATTAATCCAAGCGTGGGAGGCATACACCCAAAACAGGAGAAACTGAATTATGGCAAAGAAAAAAGTAAGTGTTCATTATGTGGACAATAAGAAGTTCTTGGAAGCACTCAAGGCTTATAAAGAAGTAGTAAATGATGCAGAAGCATCGGGTGATGACAGACCCAGAGTACCAGAATACGTTGGTGAATGTTTTCTGTTGATTGCACAGCGTCTATCTTATCGACCCAACTTTATGAACTATACGTTCAAAGACGATATGATTTCAGACGGTATCGAAAATTGCCTTGCATATATTGACAATTTTAATCCAGAAAAATCAAACAATCCATTTGCATATTTTACACAAATTATCTATTATGCTTACCTTAGACGTATTCAGAAAGAGAAGCGTCAAACATACATTAAGTATAAAGCGACAGAGAAAGCAAACATTTTCGGTGAACTCGCTGAACATGCAGACGATATTGAAGAAATTCACTACATCTCAAATGGTCACATGGAAGAATTTATCGGCGAATACGAAGAAACAAAACGNAAGAAAAACGAAAAGCGCAAACAACGTGGAATAGAAAAACTTCTTGCAGAACAAGAAATAGCGGAGCAAGAAGCAGAAGATTTGAAGAACTCTGAAGAGGACTAGTTATGAAAATTTTGTTGATTACAGACCAGCACTTTGGTGCTAGGAATGATAGTGTTGCTTTTTTAGACTATTACGAACAGTTCTATTCTAATGTAGTAATCCCATATATCGATGACAATAACATTGATACCATTATTGATTTGGGTGATACATTCGATAGACGTAAGTATGTAAACTTTGCTACANTAGAACGTGCAAAGAAAATGTGGTTCGACCCAATTGCAGAACGCAATATTAAATTGCATACTCTCATTGGTAACCACGACACATATTACAAAAACACAAACCAAGTAAACTCACCAGACTTACTATTGTCAGACTATTCTAATATCGTCACTTATCCTGAGGCGAAAGTAGTTGAGTTTGATGGTACGCCTATTGCTATGTTGCCTTGGATTTGTTCTGGCAACTATACTGAGAGTTTAGACTTTATTCAAACTGCAAAAACGGATATTCTCATGGGTCACCTAGAGTTGTCTGGGTTTGCTATGATGAAAGGATTTGAGAATGACCACGGAATGGATAAGTCTTTGTTCAATCGTTATGACACAGTATTTACAGGTCACTATCATCATAAAAGTGATGATGGTCGTATTTACTATTTGGGCAATCCGTACGAACTTACCTGGTCCGACTACAACGATTATCGTGGCTTCCATGTGTTTGATACTGATACTCGTAACCTCGAATTTATTAGAAATCCGTACAGAATGTTCCGAAAAGTCTTCTACAACGACAGTGCAGTTGAAGAATTCTCCGAATTAGAACTTGACAAAGACAAACTTTTAGAGTATACTGGTAAGAACATAAAGGTAGTAGTTCAGTCTAAGAACAACCCATACTGGTTCGATATGTTCGTTGACCAGTTGTATAAGACTGACCCTGCCCAGTTGTCTATTGTAGAAGACCATATGAATATGGATGAACTAGAAGACGATGACATTGTGAGTGAGGTTGACGATACATTGACGATACTTGAAAAGTACATTGACAGCCTTGAAATTGACGCAGACAAGAAGAAGTTGAATTCTTTGATGCGAAACTTATATCAAGAGGCTATGACAGTAGAGACTGCATGATTATATTTAAAAACATACGTTGGAAAAACTTTCTTTCAACGGGCAACCATTTTACTGAAGTGCAACTTGACCGTTCGCCCAACACACTAATTGTTGGTAATAACGGTGCAGGTAAGTCAACCATCTTAGATGCGTTGACCTTTGCGCTATTTGGTAAACCGTTCCGCAAGATTAGTAAAGCCCAGTTGGTGAACAGCATCAATGGGTCTGGTGCGCTTGTTGAAGTTGAATTCAGCATCGGTACTAAGAACTATCTTGTACGCAGAGGTATCAAAAAGAACATCTTTGATATTGAATTGAATGGTATCAATGTCGACCAGAATGCAAACGTGCGTGACCAACAAGAAATGCTTGAGAAGAATATTCTCAAACTTAATTACAAAGCATTTACGCAAGTTGTAATTCTTGGTAGTGCATCATTCACTCCGTTCATGCAATTATCTGCATCTAATCGAAGAGAAGTTATTGAAAATCTACTTGATATTGAGATTTTCAGTATTATGAACTCTTTGCTAAAAAGCAAACAAAACAAACTCAAAAATGACTTACAAGAGTGTCAATATCAATTAGATTTGACAGAAGAAAAAGTGCGTCTACAGCGTCAATACTTGCAGGAGTTGAAAACAGACAATGCAGAGAAACGTAAGAATAATGAGAGAGAGATTACAAAATCGCAGGCGAGCATTGCTACACATGAAGCAAAAATCGAAGACCTCAGAGAAGGAATCGAAGACCTACAGCGAACTATTTCCGATGAAAGCAAAGTCGGTAACCTGAAGTCGAATATTGTTTCGATGAAAACTAAGTTGACAAAGACTACTAAAAAGCATAATGAAGAGATTATGTTTTACAAAGAGAATGATAACTGTCCTACTTGTCAACAACAGATTGAAGAGAATTTCAAAGAAACTAAGATTGAAGAGTACAGTGATAAGATTGGTGAAATTGCAACAGCGATACCAAAGTTAGAAGTACAACTTGAAGAGGCAACAACACGCCTCAGTGAGATTGCAGATGTTCATTCGCAGATTAATGCGTTGAATACAGATATGCATGTCGAACAATCTAGCATTTCTGGGTTGCAGAAGTATATCAGCGAAATGCAAAAACAGTTGACAAAATTGATTGAAGATGATAAAGTAGGTGACGAAGATAAAATTGCAGACTTGCAAAACAAAATTGATGTGCTAGGTAAAGCAAAAGAGAAGTTAGTTGACCAGCAGTACATCGGTAATTTCGCAGGTAGTCTGTTGAAAGATACTGGTATTAAGACAAAGATTATTCGACAGTATCTACCTATCATCAACAAACTAGTGAATAAGTATCTTTCAAGTATGGACTTCTTTGTTCAGTTTGAACTAGATGAAGCATTCAGTGAAACAATTAAATCTCGCCACAGAGATGATTTTTCATACGATAGTTTCTCAGAAGGTGAAAAGATGCGTATTGATTTGTCGCTACTGTTTACATGGCGTGCAGTTGCAAAGATGAAGAACTCTATCAACACAAACCTACTCATACTAGACGAAGTGTTTGATAGTTCTTTAGATGGTAGTGGTACAGACGAATTTATGAAGATTTTAAACACCATAAGTAATGATACAAATGTTTTTGTAATCTCACACAAAGGGGACCAGTTGTTCGATAAGTTCCACAGTGTCCTTCAGTTTGAGAAAGTTAAAAATTATTCAAGGATAGCAAAATGAGTGAAGAAAACAAAAATATAATCAATCTAGCAGATAAAATTGCAGATAAAATGATGAAGGGTAAGCAACAGTTCTCA